TGCACCCCACGTTCAGGATTCAGCCAATCAGCAAGGTTATCCATAACAGATACCAATTTAGAAAATTTATATTGTGGGTAGACATTACAATGAACTGTGATTATTTTCTCTGCAATATCGCTACCAAAGTCAGCAATACCAGGCTTGCCAGGTATCGTTACAAAGGAGTTTCTCAATGAGGGCGATGCTTGCCAGTTTGTAAGCCTAGCATTTATATTCATTGATTGCGATGATATGCCGTTAAATGTGAACCCCATTTTCATCCTCCTTCCTTAAGCGGGATTGAATCGTCCTTGTGCCCTCGAGCCGGTTTCCATCAAGTTGTACAGTTCCTGAGAAATCCTGCGGATATCGTCCTCGGATCGAACTATCATCTGCTGTATGGTGATAAGCGAACCACCAAAACCCCCAGTACCGACTGACCCATTGATAGAACTGCTAAGGTTTATACCTGGTGTGCTAAAGTCTGTGGGAATAGCATTTTGCATATCCTCACCAACCTGCGCCATCGTCTTCTCAAAGCCTTGACCAAGCCCCTGTGCCATATTGTCACCAAGTCCTGCAAAAAGTGCAGAAGGTGAGCGAATACCAAAGAAATTTTTGATTTTATCCACCACACCCCCAAAGAAACCGGATATTTTCCCCCAGAGCCATGCTCCCGCATCAGAGATCCCTTGCCATAGACCTTTGATAAGATTGCCACCAACTTGTGCCATCTGCCCAATTGAACCCGTAAAACCCTTAACTAAAGCTGCGATTATCTGTGGGACAACTTTGACAACTTCCACGATAATAGTAGGTAGGTTTTTAATCAGTGATACTAAAAGTTGTATACCCGCTTGAATTATCTGTGGGATGCTGCCAATAATCGCATTGACAAGCGAGGTAATAATCTTAGGTATCGCCGCCACCACAGTAGTGATGATGAGTGGTAAATTTTGAATTAAGGAAATCAACAGATTCACCCCGGCATCAATTATTTGGGGGATTGAGCTAAGTATCGCCTTAACTAAACCATCAATTATCTGTGGGATTGCAGCAACTATTGCTGCAATGATTTCCGGCAATGCTTCAACTAGTGACACCAAAAGCTGTATACCTGCATCGATAATCTGCGGAATGGCACCAATAATAAAGTCAACTAAAGCGGTAATGATGGCGGGTAATGCTGCAATTAACTGCGGAATAGCGTCAACTAGACCTTGAGCAAGCCCCATAATAAGCTGAAAGGCTGCCTCCAGTATCATTGGCAAGTTGTCAGTTAATCCTTGTACAATCTGTGTTACAGCAAGAACTGTTGCTGGTATGAGTTTTGGTAAAGCCAACCCGATGCCTTCTACAAGCGCAGTGACCAGTTCCACTGCAGCATTAATTAGGAGTGGAAGATTATCAATCAATGCCCCAACAATCGTCATTACAGCTTCAACAGTAGCTGGAATGAGTTCTGGCAAAAGACTCAGAATTACCTCCAGTACTTGAGAAAACAGTTCCGTAACAGTCCTCAGAAGCATAGGAAGCAAGTCTCCCACAGCTGATAATATCGCACCTGTTGCCGTAGGTAATGCAGTTACGATATTCTCTAAAACTGGGACAATATTAGCAACAACCGATTGAAATGCATCTACAAGATTCTGTGTCAAATTCGTCATATCTGCATCAGCATTGCCAAGTCCTGCTGTAAACGAGCCGAGTGCGGCTTGGAGTAAGCCAAGCGAACCTGTGACGGTTTCTGTTGATTCTCGTGCAAAGTTGCCTGCATATTGCTCTGTGTTTTCAAAGAACATTTGCATTGCGACTTCAGCTTTTTCTGCTTGTGTAGCTGTATTCCAAGTGAAATCTAGGCCTTTTGCCAGTGCATAGGCCTCGATATTGGTAGCATTCATAGCAACACCAAGGTTATCCATCATGGTGAAATTACCCTTTGCTGCTCCTGCTACTGAGTCCAGTGCCACTTGCATATCAATACCCATTACAGATGCCATATCCGCTGCTCGTTGCATAGCTTTTTCTGTCAGTTCAAGGCTTTTGCGCTGTTCTATGCCAGAGCCTTGGAACAATGCACCCATTTTGTTTGCCGTAGCAAGATACTCACTTTGGGAAACACCGAGATTTTTGTAAGCCTCTTCACCAGCTTTTTGAATTGATGCGGCATATTGACCGAATACTGCCTCAGATCCACCGAGGTTCTGTTCTAACTCTCCGAACTGAGCAACTACCTCTTTACCAAGCTTAATCGCAGCAGCTCCTGCGGCAACAGCAACTGTACCCATCGCCACACCGATACCTTTAAGGACACCGCCCAGCTTCTCAAACTTGCTACCAGTCTCATCTGCAATATTACCTGTATCCTCAAGTTCCTCTCCAAGATCATCTGCTTCATCAGCTGTCTCTTCTAGTTCTCGTTCCATATCATTAAGTTGGGCTTTTGCATTATTCAGCTGAATAGCCCAATTTTGTGTACGTCTATCGTTCTCGCCAAAGCTCTCAGAAGCATTTTTTAGAGCGGCTTCCAGTGTAGAGATTTTATCCTTCTGTGCTTCAATGGCTTTGTTCAAAACTTCATTTCGAGCGGTTATCGCCTGAACACTTTTATCATTTCTATCAAATTCCGAGGACACGAGTTTCATCTCACTACCTAGAACCTTAAAGGATTGATTGATATCACGAAGGGCATTCTTAAACTCTTTTTCTCCCTCAATGCCAATCTTTACGCCAAAATTATCAGACATACGTTAATGCCCTCCTTTCTAATTCAATCCTTCGGGAATAATATCCTCAATGAAGAGTTCTCGCTTCCGGCTAGCAAGCCCCAAGAACTGGCGATGGCAATCCCACAAGTCCATGAGAAGCCCTAATGGTGTGAGCCATGTTTCTTCCTCAGTACGGTTCAGATGCACTGTTCCGTAATAAAGAAGCCGAGTAAACAATTCATCATCACTTACTCGGCCTCGGTGTTTTTTGAGTTATCTTCACTTTCAATATTTCTCTTTGTTCCTTTGAACATAGCTTCTGTAATGGCACTTTTATATGTTGCAAGTTCTAGTGGTGAGGTGAGCAGTTCCACCTCATCCTCGGTCAACACATCCTTTGGAGCTTCTTTATTTTTAAGATTGTGAATGAGAATGGATTGGTTTGCCAAGAGAGTAATAAGCCATATTATCTCATCCAAAGCCATCTCAAAGTTTTCGGATTTCAGCAATTTGTCTCCCAGATTTTCCAAACCACCATAGCGACGGGCGATTTCTTTTGTAGCTTTGGTCGTGAGGATAAGCTCATGTTGCTGTCCGCCAATATTTATCGTTGCACTTCTATCGTTATCCATCCTTATTCACCTCCGCCAGAAACAGCAAAAACAGGTTCATAGACTTCCGTATACCAACCACTGATAGTAGCTGGTAAAACTCCTTCATCATCTTCATTGACCTCCGCTTTCCACGGATGATTACCATTTCCATCTAATTTATTTCTGCGCGATACAGTTCCCTCAATGGTTGGTGTAGAAAAAGTGATAGAATCTCCCTTTGTAGCCAGGTTGGTTGAAGGAACACCAAACTTTACCCTGTATAGCCAGAAGTAGCGGTAATGTCCATTTGCCTTTTTCGCTCGAAAACCGATAGCAACAGGGCTACCTCCATCCTCACTAGCTGAAATAAGTACACCATTATCATCTGTAGTTGCTCCTGTGAGACTCTCAGCAGCTTTACGTCCAATGTCATCCACACCAAGGGAGAGTGTTCCGTTTTTGAATTCTTTTATAATCTCTGCCGCTCCGTCATCAGCGTAAAGGGTAGCTTCCGCAAGTTCAATGGATAGCTCTGCGGAGATTGCCTTTGCCAGCATAACGGGCGTACCGTAGGTTTCGTCTCCGTTTTCGTCCTCTGTAATGGGAGCATAATAGAGACGGTCAAGTCCTATCGTTGCCATAATCAAACCTCCTGTAATTCATAATCTTTTGCCACATCAATGGCATAATGATGGTAGTCCGTGTCATCCTCATGTCCAATATAACGACGATCCGTCACGGTAAAGTCTGCATCCAGGAACGCACGGACAAGCTGATTCTTTCGTACTTGATAGTTATTTTTGCTAAATAACGAAAGCCGTGCTTCCTGTATCTCATACTGTGGACGATTGTCTGCGTGAACATCAAAGGTATCCGAAAGAGGTGTGATAACAACATATTCATCAGGGGCTTTGTCCTTGAACACACCCGTTTCCACAAGAATGCCTAGACCATCCACAATTCTATTTAGTTCCAATAATATACTCATAGACTGTTAATCTCCTCCTCCAGTTTGGCAGTCATGGCCTCCACACACTGCTTTCTTGATTTAGATTTTGCGGGTTTTAGAAATGGTCTTGCAGGCTGCCCATGTTTACCAAATTCAATGATATTAGCAATTTTGGCATTGCTACCACCATCGCTTCTCGGTTCTGAAAACCCAACCTTGACATTATAATTACCTTTACGGTCTTGTTTTGCTGAAGTAACACCAAGGGAGGATACAAGTTCTCCAGTGGATTTGGACGGGTATTTTGTTCCCTTTCCAACAACAGAGCGTAGATTATCTTTGACTTTAGCAAGCACAACTTCGCCACCAACTTCTAGTACCTTTGGGATAATCACATCAGTTTGTTCAGCCAATTTAGATACCTTAAGAAGAAAGTCCTCAGGCATTCTTACATCCACTTTAGCCATTCGATGCCACCACCTTTTTTGCTAAAACCTCAATATACATTCCTCGGCCTTTTACATCTTCTACACCGGTAATTTCATACCGCCCATCACTATCTACAATGACCATTTTTGTTGTCACATGGATACTAGGGATCCTTCGAAAACAAAAAAGAGCGGTTGCTTCAGAAAATACCGCCCTGTTTGCCCATTTCTCATTACCATGTCGTTCTTCCTTATACGCACGAACCGAGGCAATAATAGTGTCACTGATTGTACCAAAACCCTCGCTATCCTTATCGTTTTCAACGGAAACTATATCGATAAAGGTATTCATTTTCCCATAACTCATAGGCTACACCTTCCATTCACGATCTAACCGAAGTAGTAGGTTCACCGTCTTCCAAACCTGCTGCCCCGCCTGTACGCTATCGGCGAAGAAACCAGCCGTCGAGCCATCTCTGCTTTCGTAGAAATGACTCGACAGCATGATTACTGCCTGTTCAGTTGTTGGGGGCATGATGTTTTCAGTGTAATAACCCTCAGCAACATGCTGATAACTTTCCGCATAAGAGACGGCGGCTTTGATGTAATGCAGCAGAAGTCCATCGTCTGCGTCATGCGTCAGGATCAGATTTGCTTTTACTTTAGGGAGAAGATTATCAGTTGTCATGCCGTCCGCCTCCTTCCGGTCATTCTTCGTCTGCAGCCATTAACCCAGCCACTTTTAGTTTAGCGAGCAGAGCATTAAAATCCGTGACAAGAGTGGCTGTATCCTCGGCTATGCTGTCGGATTGATTAGCAGCCATTTTTACCAGCCCAGAGACTGACTCCGTAGCATCGGTAGGATATGTTGGAGCATACAGCTTACCATCTTCACCAATTTTGATTTC